TTCGGCGTTACGTACGCTGCTGCTTGGCGTGAGTTGCTCGTAGGAAGGGATTACCATGTGCCCAAAGCTCGACGGGAGCCAGGAAAGCTTCCTAGAGTCGTACGGTATGCGGTGGGTCAGCCTATGGGTGCTTACTCCTCGTGGGCGGTATTTGCGCTTACGCATCATGCAATTGTGCAGTTTGCCGCTTATCTAGCGGGACATAAGGGTTGGTTCAAGCTTTACGCTTTACTGGGAGACGACATCGTCATTGCTGACGTTGCCGTTGCAAACCGGTATCAACGTTTATGTAAGTGGCTGGGTATGGGTATCGGTATTTCCAAATCCATGGTGAATGACAATTTATCATGTGAGTTTGCAAAGAAAGTATTCGTGCAAGGTAAGGACTGCGCTGCTTTCCCGTGGAAGCTGTGGTCGGTCTCTCAGACATCCTTGTCTGGGGGTATCGCTGCTCTTCAGCGGGTTAGTAGTATGGGACTGAACCTAACAGCTGCCCAGGTAGCGTTGGCGTTTGGTGCTGGGATGCGGACCGTGGCGCGCGTGGGGGCGAAGTGGGAGAATATCCCGTCTAGACTCCGCGCGTTCCTCGTTATCGCGTCCCATCCATCTGCTCAGACGGTCTTGGCGCGTCCGACCTGGATTGACTGGTTGGCTGTCAAGGGTCCGATGCTTGGGGTTCTATACGGACCTGATTCCATGACATGGTTCAATAGTTGGGCACAGCCCCTCGTAACTGAGGTGTTGGATCCGCTGGTGGCCCGTGTTGATGAGTTAGTGTCTCGGCTATTCTTTGGCGAAGGGGAAGTGAAGGGTTTAGCCCGGCACTCTCCTAAGTCGAAGTACCCGTTACCAACCCCGGTTGAAAGATACCTAGAGTCGAAGGTTAACACTAGTATCGTGAAGTTCCAAGATTCCGAAGAGAAAGCTAGAGCTTCCCTTAAGCATCTACAGCGTCTCGATATCAAACTCTTGGCCGTACAAGCGTCTGCGATCTTTAAGCAGGTTGTAGGCGTGGTAGAGGATAGAGCGAGTGCGATCTCTGAGTTCGGCTCTCGGTTAGGGGTGACCGAGTTGACGGACGAAGCGGTCAAACAACCAATGTCTGCTATCTACGGCCTCTGGGAACGGTGGAGAGCTCGTGCCTTAAAGGCGAGCGCTGAAGTGGGTACGGGTCCGCGCGAGTCGCAAGGACCACGGCCTTCGGTGGCGAAAGAGCCAGATATTGTCTTTCCGTCCGATCTTATCGAAGAATCGGGGTAGCTGCGCAGGGGTCTTGACTGCTTAAATGCAACTGTTTAAATGACAGGTCAGGGTTGTTGCGTAGGTGCTTCGAGAAACTAGATTCGGTCGTCCGGTTGGGTGGTTCGGGTAACTTTGAGATTAATCGCCTCAGAGTCCTGAGGATAAAATAATAACATAACCAAAATAAAATTTATCAATTTGGTAACTTAGCTCAGCGTACCCGTTTTTGAGGATGATGCTGGCTACGAACGATTTGGAGTATGGGTCTAGCACGCCTTTACTTCGGGTGGAGAACATCCAGTCACTTTCCTAATCTACAATTCCGGCCGATAGTCGTAAGACGTCGTTCCGGAAAAGTAAAATTGAAGAGAGCATCTTTAGCTCCGTAC